TGTTTTAACAGGAATTGAAACTTTATAATGCGGTAAAATATTAATATGATTCTTTTGACTTATATTAATGAATACATATACATTTGTGGGTGCTTTAGTAATCGCAGGATTATATTTACTAATGCGGTTTTTAGAAATGAGATTTATTCTTAAAGAAAATAAACCGTTGAAAATTTTATTACGAGAGGCTGTCATGGTATATTTAAGTGTATTGGGGGGCGATTTCATTATACAACAATTAGGTCCATTAAAAGCTATTGCTGGGGCGCCATCCGTTTTTACAACGCCTCCTGATTTTTAAATCGAAGGATATATATATATGTCATCTTTACATCGTAAACTAGTAAAAAAAATTAGCATGAAATTCCCAACTTTTAAAGAGGAAGCAGAAAGAATAAAAACAGGAAAGCCAACCGTTAATCGTAATTCATCAAGAATAAAAACAAGAAAACCAACAGGAAAACCAACAGGAAAACCAACAGGAAATTCAACAGGAAAACCAACCGTTAAGCGTAATTCATCAGCAGTAAGAAGAGATGCAATGAAGAAACATGACAGTGAAGTTTTTTCAGTAAAACCGCCACAACAAACATTTGTTTCTGATGACGATGCCCTTTTAAAACGCAAAAGGAGGTGGCCAATAAATAGACAACCAGGGAAAATAATTGGTTCAACAATACAAACAACTGGTCCGGCTGATATAATCAGAGCAGCAAGAGTCGGAAGAACAAGACGGGGTGGTAAAAAGAAACGGCGGAAAACTAGAAAGAAAAGAAAAACTAGAAAGAAAACAAGAAAGAAAAAAAAACGCCGAAGACGATCGCGTCAAAAATAATTTTATATATGTTTTCCATTAATATATATTAAGTACGAGGTAGGTTCTTCAATAATCCATTGGGCATTCTTGGAGGTACATTTTTCCCTACGTCTGGTGGTTCATTAAAATTTCCATAGTAACAAGCGGCATGAGGAGGCCATTTATTATCCTTACTAACAATATTCCACCAATCGCTAACTATATGGCCCAATATATGACTTCTTAGTAAAGTAGGGTTATCTTTATACAATAATAGGGCATCGTCAGCTAATATATATTTTTTCCGCGAATCTTTTTGTTTTTCTTTGATTTGCTTAATAAATGAGTATAATATTTCATCTTTTTTCAACTTTGAAGCTATCTTTAAAACTCGAAACAACACGTCCGTATTTTTAAAAGAATTTTCAATAGCCCATTGATTGCATTTTTCCGTAAATGCTTGCTGCGTAGGAAATCCTTTCTGTCCATTTACACAATAACTACAGTTATAATTATATTGTTTGACACCATAAAATCGAGTACATTTTCTACATAAATAATCTGGAAGATATTCTTTTCCGTTCCGAAGAGGCATGATTTATATGAACTACTATCCATATAAATCTTTAAATTCAATTTTTAACAATGGGCAGTGGCGACTGTATTATCAGTTTCACTTAAATCGGGCATTTTATCTACATCTACAAATTTGGTTTTTTTACTTACTTTTTTACGAGAAACAATGTATGTTTATGGACTGTTCTCGCAATCATTTTGTATAACTTGAAATCTGGGTACCTTTCGTCGCCGTTTTTCTTGTATAATATATTACGACCTTTGTCATCTTGTGTCCATTCTACCATTAATTTTGCCAAATGATCCATTGTGTCAATATCATTTGGGTCTTCTACAAAATAATCAAATAATGAGCACGCTAATCTACATAGATCAAAACTCATATTAGGTTCTAATCTTGGCTTTTTCGGATTAAAATATGGTTCGCAGTTGTATTGGGTAGCTGCGTCACCTTTTGAATGGTAACTATCACTGCAGATAAAACGACCTTTATATTTATAGATAGCGCGTCCAAAATCAATGATCTTGAAGATTTTTCCAAATGTCGGAACTTTATAATATTTTTGATTGTATCGATAATATAAAAATTGCTTTTCTGTTTTTTTAAACATAATATTATTTGTATGCAAATCATTATGAGTGAAATGAAAAACTTTTTGATATATAATTAACATCATGATAATTTGGAATAAACAGGCTCTCCATTCATCGGCGTCCATCTCATTTTCTTCATTTAATAACGAGTCCAATGTTCCATCTAAACACTCTAAGCATATTACTTGTGTTGGAAAATCAAACAATACACTATTGACTTCTATATCTGAATCAAGGCTAGATATGGTGGAGGATTCTTCTTCATTGATGCTGTCATCGTTAGCAGAAAGGGTATCTTCATTATCTGAGCATTGGGAATGTGTATTTGATGATCGTGAAGAACAAGTCGAATCGGTTTTTCTTGATTGGTTGCGAGGTAAATCAAATTCAAAAACTAGGTCTGGTTGTGTTAGATTACTATTGCTAGAAATATCAGATAAATGAAACACTTCTTTAAAATCTTCATTGTTAACAGAATCAATACTTTTGTTGCTAACATTTTTACCAATATTTAGTTTTTTCTTATAATTTCTTGTATCAAAATCTACTAACATTCCTAGATCAATATTCTCAATTTTGAATTTATCTTCTTGATTTTTATGAAAATATGTTGAATTATGTAAATAATCTATATCATCAGCGACATTATAAACAAATTTTTGCTGAATTCCAAGAAATGATCCAAAGAAATCTAAACCATGGGGGAAATAACAATTATGATATAATTGGCTTGTTAAATAAGAAAAGAAACTATCTACATATGCAGAATTATTTGGGTCAAGTACTTTCTTATGACAAATACTTTCATTTAGTTCCGGTAATGCGATGCGTTCTGTTTCCCCTAAATCTTTATATTTTCCTACCATATATTTTACAGGATCCAACAATGGAGAGAATTTAAAAAAACATAACTTATTCTCGTTTTTTCCATTGGCAGTCACAATACAATTAAATTTATTGCGTTTATCAGTCTTTGACACATTTGTGATATGATATTTGTGATTCAAGTTAAGATTCTTGTAATTAGATTCTTTAAGAGAAAAAAATTGTTTGTAAAGTGGAATATAATTTCGCACATTATAAATTCCTATATCATTAAGAGAACTAAAAAGAGTGACATTATCATTTTTTTTATAATATAAGTTAAACATTAGTGTTTATTGATAAAATTTATATAAGCTTTAAACTTATTTATTGCGTAAATTCATATTAATTTTAATATAAATGAAAAATAATATGAATTTGGAATTAAAAAAGTTCGATATGAAAAATATCAAATTTAAATCGAGTGAGACTCAGGGACCCGTTATCGTTTTAATAGGACGGCGTGATACAGGAAAATCTTTTTTAGTAAAGGATTTGTTGTATCACCATCAAGATATTCCAATAGGAACTGTTATTTCGGGAACGGAAGCTGGAAATGGTTTTTATGCTAAAATGGTCCCCAAATTATTTATTCATGATGAATATAATACTGCTATAATTGAGAATATTTTAAAACGGCAAAAAATGGTTATTAAACAAATAAATAAAGAGGTTGCTGCATACGGAAGATGTAATATAGATGGTAGAGCATTTGTTATTCTAGATGATTGTTTATATGATAATAGTTGGGCCCGAGATAAATTGATGCGTCTTCTGTTCGGTCGTCATTGGAAAATAATGTTAGTTATAACAATGCAATACCCTTTAGGAGTTCCTCCAAATTTAAGAACAAATATAGATTATACTTTTATTCTTCGTGAACCTTATATTAACAATAGAAAACGCATATATGAAAATTATGCAGGCATGTTCCCAACATTTGAGAGCTTTTGTCAAGTGATGGATCAATGTACGGAAAATTATGAATGTTTGGTAATATCTAATAATGCAAAATCTAATAAATTAGATGACCAAATATTTTGGTATAAAGCAGATTCGCATCGAGATTTTAAACTCGGTTCTAAGGAATTTTGGGAAATGTCAAAAGATATTGGTTCTGACGACGATGAGGAAACATTTGATCCAAAAGCGCAAAGAAAAGGACCACGAATAAACGTCAAGAAAAGTCGCTGGTAATTAAACTCTATCTCCTACCTTATCAATTTCACCTCCTCCTAACCCTGATACCAATTTTTGTCTGTGAAAAGTTTTATAATCAAAGGTACAATTGTGATTTTCTGAGTATATATGTAAATTGCAAAATCTTTTTTCACATTTACAATCAAATGCTGTGATTGATAACTTTTTCTTACATCCTTTTAATTGACATCTCTTAGGAGGTTTCTTCTTTACATCTTGTGTATTATTAGAACTCTGTGGAGTATTTTCAATAATTTTATTGTCAATTGGTTGTACTATTGTCATCGGTGGCAATTTATCAGTGAAATTAAGTTTTGGTTTATTGGCATTCATCTTTAATTACATAAATATATGATTTTATAAATCAATTTTATAAAATCATTTAATCTTCTTTCTTTTCAGTGATTTCCAAATCCACTTTATCTTCTTGTGCGGCTTCTTGTGCGGCTTCTCGTGCTTTGTCAGACTCGCGTGTTCTAACATTAGCTCCTTCAAAAAGTTCTTTTCTAATATCTGCAGAAGATACTTCTTCATTTAATCCTGATTCAGTAGTATTCATATTAGCAACTCCAACTAAATTGCCATCACTATCGATATTTTGCGTTAATTTATTACCACTTTCCTGTGCAATTTTAACATTTTCTGCAATAGCCGCGCGTTTTGCTTCCTTAACGCGTTTTTCAAATGCAACCTTGGCCTGTTTCTCGTTCAAATTTTTTTCACTCATCAATTGATTTAACTCGTCTTCCAAATATTCCACACGACCTGTCTTATATGCTTCTGGATTCCAAGGCATCCACAAACCCACAGGACCCACATAAACATCATGGTTTGGGTCTACCTCTCTAAGCATTCTACATCTTAATTCTGCTTCCTGTTGTGTAGGGTATGCTCCTCGTATTTTAATTCCCCGAGTACTAGTTTGAAAATTAAATGTGGCATTAAAATCTTGTTCTAGCGTTTCTTCTTTAGCATCAATGAAATTTTTGTAATCATCATCAAGGGTAGTTTTGATAAGTTTATCTGATTCTGATTTAGTATATTCTTGAAAATCAACCATAACCTTATCGAAATTCAGATTATATTTAAAAGCAAGAAAGTTTAGAAATTGTGTAAATTTTTCTGTTGATTTAGTAAAATCCCAATGTTTTAGGAATTCTTGAAAGTAAAACAGTTCTTTTTTTTTAAGAATTTTTTCTGGTGACACAAAACTCACACAACAAAATTTTTGTCCTGCAATTGGCTTATCTTCCTCCAATAAATCAACATATTTAGGATTATTAACTCCTTTGGACAAAAATTGGCTCTCATAGCTATTTTTATCTGTCATTATATTTTATTTCTAGTCATCTTATTTTAAGTTTTTTTATTACATATATATATTTTTTTTTCTTGATGAATTATATAAAATGCTCGGACAATTAGGACAGATTTTAGACATTGGCGAACTCGTCAGACGCATCGTTAAATACGTTGTTGAAGGTATCATGGTTGCGATCGCAGCCTACGCAATTCCAAAACGCTCCATGAATTTAGATGAAGTTATGCTTATCGCTTTGACTGCTGCTGCAACATTTAGCATTTTAGATACATATGTGCCAAGTATGGCTGTTTCAGCACGATCGGGAGCTGGATTCGGTATGGGTGCAAATCTTGTTGGTTTCCCTCGTGTTTAAGTAACTAGTTCATATAATTTTTATTGTAATAAGAATTATATTGTTGGGATAAATTCCCATTGCAATTCTTTACAAATTTTTTTCCAAATATCATCTTGTTCGATGCGCTTTACAGGATCCTTTAACATTGGAAAAAAAGACAAGAAGTGATTCTCGCCCAACAGCTCACACATTTTATATAGGACATAATAGTAATTTAAAAAATTCACACGGTCATCTGGACAATGTTTAGCATAAGGTTTTTGTATATCCATAAAAAGACAACATAGTGTTTCTTCCAATCGAGGTTTCATAATAGGGGGTTTTATACCTAATTTATCTTTAATAAAAGGAATATGTTCGTAATATTTATTGTATCCTAACTTTTTTAAAATATCTTTCGCTTTTTTATTACTCATTTGCGCCAATGTTATCCTCTCCTTCTTTATTTGTAATGTAATATTTTTGAGTACCTCATCCGGAATTTGTGTAGTCTCTTTAGCTTGAAATTGAGCCAATATTTCACGAAAATGATTTATGCGCTTATAAGCATAAAAACATACTTCTTTAGGTGGTTCTTTATAAGACGGTTTTTCGTGCTCTATTATGAAATTAATTTGATAAGAGCAAACTTTGCAAATCATTACTCCTTCTGATTCCACTGGGATCAACTCTCCGCTACATTTAGCACAAACTTCGTGTGCATGAATATAATCATTGATATCCAAATATGACTCATCAATATTATTAAGGTATTTTTGGGTATTGTTTACTTCTTGTTTTTTAGATTTCGTATTATTTGTTTTACTGAAGAATGAAAACAATACCTTCGTCTTGCTGTCATCACCGTCTGCCAAATCCTTTTTTTTCTCATAATAATCAAATACATATTTGGAATTATCCAATAAATAATTTTTACGCTCCTTTTCATAGTGGTTAATTTGTTTTGTATGTTGTCTAATTTTATCTTTTAATTCTAATGTTTCATCAATTGATAAATTTTTTGTTTTTAATTTAGTCTTATATTTTTTTCGTTCCTCCTTTAATTTAGGTATTATTGTCTTCTCATTTTTTTTAAACTCTATCATCTTTTCCTGATGTTTACTATCAACGGTGACATTAGATTTTTTTGATACCAATATTTTCTTATTGGCTTTTGGTTTAAAGGACGGCATTATAGTATATTAATCCCTTTTATTTAATTATATATTTTGTTAATGTTCAAAATAAAGTTAAATTTAATATTATCTTTCTCTCCAATATTTAATGGATATTGACAAAGATATCACTAATACTATGCAAATTGATGCTATTAAATTACACAAGATGGCATTTCTTTATAATGCTTTAGAAGAAGGGTGGCGGATAAAGAAAAAAAAGAATATGTATATTTTCACAAAAAATCATGAAGGTCAGAAAGAAGTTTTTTTAGATAATTATTTAAAACAATTCATGGAAAATAATTTCGATATTAACAAAATTATAAATCAAATGTAAATTAATAAAACTAAATGAACAATAATGTTAAATATAACATTATTTTTTTTGTGCCTTACCATAACTTTAAATTAAATTAAAATTAAAACGAAAATTTTTTTTTCTTTAGCAATAGTATAACAAATGGGAGGAGGATTAATGCAGCTCGTTGCCTATGGCGCACAACGTTTATCTTACAGGTAATCCACAGATTACTTTCTGGAAAGTAACTTACCGCAGACACACCAATTTTGCTATGGAATCAATTGAACAAACATTTAACGGACAAGCCGATTTCGGTCGCAGAGTCCAGTGCACTATCTCCAGAAATGGTGATCTTGCATACCGCACCTATCTTCAGGTCACTCTCCCAGAGATTGGCCAAGAAGGATGCTGTGGAGTAGCACCTGCAAACTGCGAGAAAACTTACGCTCGTTGGTTAGACTACCCTGGTGAGCAACTTATCTCAATGGTTGAAGTTGAGATTGGAGGACAACGCATCGACAGACAATATGGTGACTGGATGCACATCTGG